ACGCACTTCGGATATTTTCTTTTGCTCCCCTTCGATCTTCCGCAAGGTTGATACTTGCCGTCCTTCTTTGGTGCTCCAATGTCTACCCACTTCTCCTGTACCCATTTACGTAGTCCCATTATGAATTTTTGCCGTAAGCTCTGCCTTTACCCTTAACACACATACCGCCACCTTTGTACATTTGTCTGGCCATAGCGGGTCCGCCCATAGCTTTTTTTGCTTTTTTCTTTCCACCTGGTGTAACTTTACCAGAACATACAGCTGATGCATACATATTGGCATAGGCCGATGGATACACTTTGAATTTACGCTTCGCTGCTGCTTTTCCTTTTGGACAAAGTTTAGCCATTACGATCTCGCTGTTTGTTTTGCTCTTTTAAAATCTTTTGCTTTTGGTGCACCCTTTGCACCTTTTTTTCGCATTTTTTCACCACGTTTTCTTTTAGCGTGAATGTTTGCGTATAAACCTGGTCTAGCCATTATGCTATTACCTTTTTTTTCTTCTTTTTCTTTTTCAAAAGCGCAAAATCTTTTCCAGATATTTTACCATCTTTATTAGCATCAAGTTTAACTTGACCGCCTTTTAAAAAGCCTGGTTTTTTAACTTGTGTGTTAAATCTTCTATTAGCCATTATTTTTTTCCTCCTCTAAATATTTGTGTTCCCTTTATACCAAAAATACTCGCAACTACAAGCACCCATAAATTCGTGAACCATTTTGGAAGCTCATGAAAGTACTCGAAGAACAATTTTACCTTCTCCATCGCAGTTGGATCGTCCGACATCACTGCCCACATTAACACAACGATAGGGGCCGAAATTATAACGAGCACAAATTCGTCCTTATAGTCGTTTTGTCTAGCTTCTAGCAATTTACCTTGGTAAGTTTCCTCACCACGGGCCATTTTCTCTGCATGCATCAATTGTGCATCAGACATAGCCATCTTTGTCTTCTGGCGGTTAGAATAAATTTTACTGCCAGCTTGCAAAGCAATTTTTGCTAGACTAAACCAAGCCATATTAGTACCAAGTAGCTATTTTTTTCTTTTCAGTTAACATTCTCTTAGTTCCTCTAACTTTTTCCTTGTCTCCAGTAGGAATATAGTTAAAAGCGCCATCAGCTGTTGTTTTAGATCTAGGATCTATCTCAACATTCTGTTCTGGAATCTTAACTTCTTTTGATTTTTTATAATTCATCATATTTTTGTTCCTTTTATTAATCTTCTACCTTAATTGCAGTTATACCTTGATTTCCAGCCTTTGCAAGACTTACTCCTGCTCTTAATTTAGCTAATTTTTCGTTTTGATCTAGTTTATCTTCGTTTAATTGTCTTGCTTGAAGTAATTTTGCTCTATCAAGGTCCATTTTTTGTTCTCCTTCATCTTTTTTACGTTCGTTTTCCATTGCACGAAGGTCAACTTCTCTTGATTTTAGTTTTAAAAGAGGATCAGAGTCGAATTGTGACGTAATTTTCTTTTCTTCTTCCATAAAATCACCCATCATTTCAGAAATTAAGACTGCTTTTCTTGCTTCCATGTCCATAGATATTTTTTGTAGCTGTGCTTGTATCTGTGGGTTCTGTTGTGCCATTTGTTGCATCTGTTGAAGCTGTTGAATAGTGTCTGCAAACTCTAATTCTATCTGTTCTTGCGCCATTAAACTAATATGCTCTAAACAATTCTTTTCAATCGCAGCCATAACAGGTGGATTGTTTCTAACCATGTTTGTTGCCATAAAATTTAAGTGAGCTGTCATGTGTGCTCTGTGATCTTGGCCTCTAAACGCTTGAAATGGTTTCATTCCTAATGCATCAATGTGTTCTAACGCCGGATCTTTAGGTGCAATCGGTGCTGGAGGCGGTAAAATCTTATCAATATCTTTTATACCAAGTGCCTCATACATTTTTCTATATGCATTATATAAATTATGAATCTTAGGATTAGATGTAGCTAATTGTAATTCTGTTTGTGCAATCGTAATTCTTTGTGACATAGAAAATATGTTCGGATCTGCAACAGGTAGTATGTCAACTCTGTCATCAAAATCTATTTGCTTAACTTCTCTTCTTCCACCAACTACATCAAATGGATAAACGGGTGGTAAGTATGTTTTGAATAAAGTTGCAAGTAATCTAAACTCTGATCTCATAGATGTATAAAGTCTTTTGTGAATTGCAGACATAACACGTGAACCTCTTTCAAGAAGTGCAACTGTAGTTCCAACTGCAGCAGCTTGATTACCATCGCCTACTTGCATATCAGCAATAGCCGCAAATCTTTGACCTGCTTGAACCACAATACCCATCAACTGTAATAATGTTGGTGATGGTTCTTTGTAAGGTAGCATCATAAATGAATCTCTAATATTACCGCCCGGTGCATCTACATCTTTAAACTCACCTGGTTGTATTGGTGATGCTTCGTCTCTAACTCTTACACCTCTTTGTTTAAATCCTGCTGGCAAGTTTGATAGCGTACCTGCGTCCAACAATTGACGGAGAGCGACCGTTGCCGTTCGACTCAATCCGCCAATCATATGGATCAATCCAAATCCGTAGAATCCTAGTCCTGGCAGAAATTTAAAGTGGACAAAGTAAGTGACTCTAGCTTTTTTTGGATCGTCAGGATTAAAATTCCTTCTAATAGAAAGAACTTTTCGCGAACCTTCATCTACAGTAACAATATAAGGGAGCTTAATTCCTGTAAATTCTCCATCCGCATCCTTATCTTCAAAACCTTCTAAATCTAAATTAACATGACACTCTAATAAAGTATAAACTTGATCTTGTTTACCAGATTTTTTTGTGCCTTCTAGTTCTCTTTCTTTTGATTCAACTTCGTCTTTAATTACAGACGGTGAGCCTAATTCTACGTCGGCATAAAAACCACCGACTTGTTGTTTTCTTAAATCATTTTCCGACATTTTAATAACGTGAATGATTGCTTCTGCATCATCAAGAGATGTTGCAGAATAGGGTACAACTAAATCATCGGCCGGTACAAATTTAGATACAGCTCTACCTAATAAATCATCGTAATAAACTTTTTTAAATGTAGATCCTGCGAGAGGTAAGTGAAATAACATTTGGTCAAACTCTGGTTCGTACTCAGACATTTTCTCCATAAGTTCGTAGTTCATGTACTCTCTTACTCTTTGTGCTTGTGCTTCTTTTTGTGGATCGCTGTTACCAACAATCTGTGTTCTAATTGGTCCTTCTGCGGGTAATAATTCTTTGTAAGCACCAGCTTGAAACTGTGTTACGGCTTCTGCTAGTACAGGGTGCGTGGCTCCCGAAGCACCTTGAAAAGGCTCTGTTCTGTTTTCGTATTTAAATCCTAAAAGATCTAAACCCTCTGTGTAAGATTTTTCCCAATCTTTTCTTGAAGATTTGTAGTCTGTAAAATTAGCAAACAACTCTAGACCTATAGGCTCTAAAATATCATCTGGTAATAACTCAGCTAAGTTATCAAAGTGATTAGGTTGTCCTTCAATATTTACTTTGCTTGGATCAAAGTTTAATTCTACGCCACCATCTTCTGTTGGGTTTATTTCAACAGGTGGTTTGTTAGCTTCTTCTTGTTTCTGTATTTCTACTTCTTGATCAGGTCCATCTATTTTTACAGAGGTTCCTAACTCCGAAAGAGTCTTGTCAATATCTGCCATTAATTACGCTCCTTGATTGGTCTAACATTTTTTGCCACATAAGGCAACCCGTGTGGTGTCTTACCAGATTTCGGTGGGGGTCCTGATTTTACACCCGATATAATACCACCTTCTGCTTTTTCTGATCTGTATTTAATTTTATTAAGACTGTCTTTAAACATATCGTCCCCGTCAACACGATTAATTTCTGTTGGATCTTTTAAAATTTTTTTCAACCCGCTTTTACCAAATCCTGCTGGATTAATTCCCATTTCTATTAATTCATCTAAATTGTATTTTTTACCGCCATCAGATAAGATATCAAGTATTTCATCAATGGATTCTAATCCACCTTCAGCATCTGCTAGGTCGCCGTCCATATCGGGTTTTAATGTGCTCTCTTCATATATATCGGGAACCTCTACAGCTTTACCTTTATCATTTAATACTGTTTCTTTCGGTGTGTAAGATATTTCTTCTTTGTACATAACTCCGTCGTATGTATCCAAGTCTCCGTCAGGTGTACTATAAGTTCCTCCGCCTTCGGTATCTTTATAAATTTTTATTTCACCGGAACTTACATCTTCAGTCAGTGTATATCCTTTGTAGTCGTAAACTTTTTGTCTCTCAACAGTTGAAGCTGTTTCCGATACATCGTCTCCTTTGCTTTTAATTAAACTTACAAAGTCAAAGAAGTATTTTGGTGTGCCGCCTGTTGTTACCATCTCCGGAGCTTGTTTTGCAATTGCTTTAGGTGCTTTGCTTAAAAAATCTAATCCTAAATATTTAAGAAAACCAACTCCAGCACCAGCACCGATAGATAAAATTAAATCTCTTCTCGTTTGATCAACACCTTGTTGAGCAACTTTATTTTCTATTTCTTTGTTAACTTTATCTACGGCTGTTCCTGTTACACCTATATCTCTAAGCTTTTTTAAAAGTTTTGGTGCATACCCAAGTAAAAAGAAGGGTGTTGCTGGTCCAGGTAGCTCGCCTGCTAATTCTAATATTCCTCCAGTTGTTTTTTGTGGACCCGATCTTTTTTCTTCTGATGCCTGTATCGCTTGATCAGATAAACCTACTAAATTTCCAAACTCACCATTTAATATATCTCTTGTAATTGATGGATCTAAAATTTCTAATATTTCTTCAACTCCACCTTTAGTAATTCCTGCGTTTGTCTTTAAATCTTTTATAAAAGCAGCTCCAGCTTTGGGTGTACTTAAAATAAATTCAGGAATGTTAGCAGCACCTCTTACAAGTTTTTGTGCATAGTATGGAATAGCTTTTGGGTCTGCAAACATAGTATTAAAGGTTTGTAATAAATTTCGTTCACCATCATCGCCGTAAACTTCTTCTTTAAGACTAGGCT